CAATAGTAGGTATGGGTGAAGCTGCGAAAATTTCGCTCAAGGCTATTGGGAAGCAAGACACCTACTTGCTTTCCAAAGATCCAGACGAGTCCTTCTTTAATTATACCACCAATCGGAGACATTCCGACTTTAGAAAGTATCATAGAAGTAAGCATGTAATAAATCCTGGACAAGTGCCAAATTGGCCTTTTGGTCAGACAATCAAAGTTAAATTTGAACCCATGAATATGGGTGATCTTTTAAGTAATATGTATCTGAGTATAAAGATGCCGGCTTTAAATTCGGGTACAGATGAAAATTACGCAGATCAACTCGGGCGTCATATACTCAAAAGTGTTACAATGCGTGTGGATGACATAGAAGTGGAGAAAATTCATGATGACTGGGGAATTATCTATGACGAACTTTATTTAGAAATGTCAGAAAAAGTAGCAAATAGATTTCTTGTTAATAGAAACCTTGGGTTTGACGCATCCGAAGATTCTCCGAATTATGCAAAATACGAATCGGATCTCGTTATACCATTGCAATTCTTTTTTACGCGAAAGTATGCCTCGGATGAATACAGTTCCAATAAACCAAATCGTCCATATTTCCCATTATGTGCCATATACAAACAAAAAATTGAGTTTGAATTTGAGTTTCACAAACAAACATTTTTCACAGATACGACAAAAACCCTGGAACTTCCGTCATTTGACATTATCACCGAAGAAATTACCGTGAGTGGTGAAGAGCGTATATTTATGATGAAAGAGAGACAGACGATTGTTACAGACCTAGTTCGAAAACATCCATCAATTGAAAGTGATTTGGGAAAAGATATTATAAGAAATAATCTTGTACCAAACATTCCCGTGAAATGTATTCATTGGTTTTTACGAAATGTCAAATTTGAGAATGAGGATGATGCAAAAGGCGACCCTGTACCATCAGAAGATGGCGAATATCTCATGCATAATCGTTTTAACTTTTCATCAAATGTAAATTTTGACGAAACATATACATTTTTTTCGCCAGTTATGAAATCGGCTAGCTTTTATATCAATGGAAATAAAATGCCAAATATTTCGGATACCGGGCATAATTATTACAAGTATTTGATTCCATATCAAAAAAGACTGGCAAGACCCATTCGTAATATATATACATATAGCTTCTCGATGAACCCTGTAAATGTGGAACCATCGGGGAGCTTGGATTTTAGTCAGATACAATCTGATAAAACAGCATTAGAAATTAAACTTGACACAACGTTGGTGAATATTAATCAGGATAAATATACATTACATATGTACTACACAGGGTATCAGACATTTGTTTTTGATCGGGGTTTCATGTCGATTGCTTATTAAACAATTCACCCTTATTTTCCTTAATATAATCAATAATCTTATTTTTGATACACCATTTAATGAAATTCAATTGTGCAAGCGTTGTTTGAATTTCATGTGATGTTCCGGGTATAATATAGGAAAACTTTTGTGAACGACAAAATGGATCAAATAACTTTTTACTATAACCATCAAGACTTGACTTATATGCACAGTGTACAGTAAACAGTTTACCATCACTCGTCTTATACGATGTGTGATTCTTTTTAGAATAATTTGTAATAAACCATTCCAGGTTTCGGAGAGAAATACCACTTGATTTGTCTAATATCGTCAGGAGTGTAGATCTATTCTTCTCATTGTCATAAAAGTTGTTAATAGATGTTAGTAGAATATCGTTTTTGCTCATTACTATATTAGACCCCCAAATCTATAAGCTCCTTCGATGATTCACAACCCGGACACCCTCTTACAAACATATGTTCCGGACCGTGGTTATGTAAGTTAGAACTTGATAATGTACGCTGACATATCCGTTCACCCTGAGCTTTGTGGTGACGACAATATCCACTATATATCGCCTTAAAAGTGCATCTACGCCCATCCGATTTTGTCCCCTTGCATGTCGTACTCACAAATGAACATGGGATATCTTTGAGTAAAAGTTCCAGGGGTATCGCGTGCTTTTTTGAAATTGTTATAGCATATTCGTTAAGAATTGCATTCACTCGTTCTTCCAATTCCTCGTCAACTATCTGTGTAATCTTCTCATGGAGACTCATCCTTACTCTGTTTTAGCTCGTAGTTTTTAAATATGTCTTCAACGGAACCCTGTCTCGCTTCCTTAAGGCGAGCCCTGAGAACTGCGAGAGTTCCAGTCTCTTCAAGACCAAGACGCTGACATTCTGCGACAAGATCACCTTTTTTCATTGTACTGAGAGCTGGCTCTCTCTTTGGTTTCGGTGGCTTGTGTTGATTAATAATTTCACCAAAGATTTCCTCTTTGACATTCTCATACAATGGATCCAGTAGGTCACATACAGGGTTTAGGAATTTGTTAAGGAAATAATAGTGATAATCAACAGGTACACCATGCTCTTCTACATATTTTGGATCTTCGGCCTTTTCGTACGCTTTGGCTTTGGGATCTTGGGTCTTTGTGAGAAGGTATGGTACCCGATCCCCCGATTGTGGTTCAGATCCAGGCTTTCTTTGGCGCATCTTTGTGACAACCTGGACATGAGACTGATTAATATTGACACTTTCAGCACTCGTTACAGACACATTCTTACCGGCAACCTTGTAAGTATCCGCCAAAGACTGACTCAATACAAGCTTGTCATTGGGGACATCACCCGAAAGCAGCTCAATCGCCCTCTCTTTGGCCAACTCCTTCGGTGGACCAGGGTCACTTGAAGTTAGAACAACATCGAGGAGTTCCTTACAAACCTCCCGTACATGGGGAGTATTGTCCCGTCTCACAACCTGAAGACCCTTAATGTCGATGTAGTCCATATGCATCTTTCCATCTTTCCCTTGAGTCCACAACTTTGCGGCGTATCTCTTTTTGGAGTACAAGAAATATGGCCAATACACCTTCTCCAATTCAAGATTGTTTGGTTTCTTGAAGAGGGCTGAGCATTCTTCGGCGGCTCGTTCACCCACTTCCCAACTGTAAGCGATAGCTTCTTCACCCTTGCGATCTCCCACGTCAAACTCAACCATAACTGAGTCCGTATCGCCATACCTTACCTTTGCACCTGGAAAGTGCTTCTCAACATAATTCCGGGTCTCTTCAATCATCGCACGACCCTTTGAAGTTGTTGTGGAAGCAATTGGAACACATGGTAAGATACCCTTGCCAGCACCAGTGAACCCATAGACTGAGTTCATGGATATCTTGTAAGCCAACTGTTTACCGTTGTAGACCTCCTTCATGAAACCTGTAGCCGCTGCCATGTCCCTCTTGGCTTGCTTACGAAACTGCTTGAGTTCCAAAAGAATTGCTGGTAAGAGACTTGGTACATCTTGAGCAAACTTGTAGGTTCGGTCACCAATCTTGAAAGTTTCATAGGTAATTCCTGGCACCGCACCGTACCGCTTCTCATCCATGACAAACGATGAATAACACAAGTTGTGTGCCATCATGATACTGGGATACAGAGACTCAAAATCAAGAGCCGTGATTGGTGTATAGTACGCACCTTTTTGTGCTTCAAGAACTGTAGCACCTTCATAAGGTTCTTCGGGGATCGCGCCGTAGCGAATAGTTGGAACCATGAAGCCCAGTTCTCTAGCCTTCTTTGTCAACTGCGAGAATACCTTGATTTGCTGACCACGCTCAACAAGGAATGGAACCGGTACCCATGTCGCCTTTGCCATCTCTACCAAGTTAAGGAGAGTACAGAGCTTCTTCATAAGTCTATGTGGAAGTTGTGTATCCTTAATACAATACTCGGCAACTTCTCGTAATTTAACTGGATCTTCTTCAACAAAACGGGCAAACATCTCCTTTGGTGGCATATCAATCTTTTGATCCCCGAGGTACAATTTAGATACATTATCCAATTTATAGCTATCAAGCTTGTATCCCTTCTTGATTTCGTGGAACAGATCGAAAATGAAACGACCGCTCATTGGGAGGAGCTTCAGAAGGTTATCACCCAGGGCACTCGACGAGAGTTTCTTAATGACAAGTTCCGATTCGGTATCCCTGAGTTTGCCCAAGTTGAAGAACTCGTAGTGGCACTTATTGATTTGAGCACGCTTGTAAATGTACTCCATATCAAAACCAAAGATGTTCCAGCCAGTAATGATATCCACATCCTTCTCGTGAAGGTACTTTTGGAAAGCTTCCAACATTTCTCTCTCAGTTGGGTAACTCAAAATTGTCGATCCTTCCAAGTTGGGATCTGTATTTTTGTAGCAAAGACAGGTCTTGTCATATGGCTCATCAGAACCAAACTTACACAG